ACAGCCCGCGACTCGCCACCGCATCGGGCCGGAGCGTCGCGGTGAATGCCCAGCTATTCGGCAGAGTCGCAGCGCCGGTGATGATATCGTCTACGCCGTCCGCGTTCCACCCCATCACCACGGGATTGCTGGGCAAGGTGAACGGGCTAGCCACTCCGCCGGAGGGGACTTGCTCGATTTGCCAGTTGGTGGCGGTAATAGAGTCTGCGCCAGTCACACCGGTGCAAGTTGCATCCCGATTTTCGAGTCCGAAATAGACAGTTGCAGTCGATCCGATTGTCGTAGTGACAGAATATCTGGTAGGTGTTCCATTAAGAGAGACAAGTTGACACGCTTTGTCACCAGCCCCAGTGGCCAAATAGAGAGCTATTGTTCCAGTGCCAGACAGCGTTGCATTTCCGCGATACGTCAGCCCGATGATGCCAGCGAACGGCTGCTGGTCATAATAGCCATTAATCGCCAAATCGAGGCTTGTGGCGGTAACATTTGTATGACCAGACTTAGTGATCCACGCCGCATTGGTGAGATCGTTCGCACTCCCCGGCGCGAGCAGGTTCCGGCTCCGCACCGCCCAAGTGCCGTCCGCCGTCTCCACGTTCCCGCTCGTGCCCCGATAGGCCGGAGCAGCGGGATTCACCCGGTTCGGGATCGCCTGCCGGGTCGTGGTGGCCTGATAGATCGCAGCGGCCTGAGCCGCTGTCCAGGTGCCGGGGAGGACGGCGAAACGGGTGATTTCGATTTGGCCGAAGCCTCCGGCATTGCGGTCCTGAATGCCGAGTTGTATTGCCCCGCCGTCACCGGTGAACGTCGTGGCATAGTCGGCAAGCGTTGCAGTGAATATTTTAGCTGTATATGCTGGAGTCAAGCCATCATGGAGAAGCGCAATACTCGTGTTGCCAGTAGCTGCTCGCGTCCTCGCGTATAAAGTTGCCTTTATCCCAGCGGGCAGCGTCAATAACTGGTATGCATTCCCATATTGTGCAGTGGGCGTAAAATGCGTTGCATCGTTGATCGTGGCGCTTTGTCCAATCCACGTCATCGCCAAATTCCCGCTCTGCAACAGCAGGTTCCACCCCGGCGTGGCCCAGTGGCCAGTCGGAAGCTCCGGGCCGGGGAAGTAGGCGGCGACGGAATCCTGAAATATATCACCACGAAGACGAAATATAGTCGGAACTCTACTCTGTGCTAGTAAGCTACTAGATAGCAGCGCAACTATAATTAACCGTTTCATAAAGCCCTGCAAAGTAATTTAATGATACGATCACCAAGCTCAGTAGTCGGAGTTCCAGCTGTACCAGACCGAACCTTTATATACTCAAAAGTTACAAAGGTTGCCGGTTCCAACCAAACAACACGACTAGCAGCTACTACAGCTGATTCCTCTGTTCCTGTAGTATCATACAGATTACCGTAGGTCGTACCATCAAATGATGTTTGGAACGTAACAGATGTCCCTGTAAGAGCTGCTGGCATTTGAACAGCCATGACACGATAACCAGCAAGATCAACTGCACCTGAAAGAGATGCACCATTCGCAATGGTTACAGTAAACACTCGTGTCCTGACACCATAACCAGGAGTTTGTGCAAACAAAGACCAAGCAAGTAAACTAAGCAGCAATAATCGACACATTGATTTTATCTCCTGCATCCGTGGGTTTGATATAGATATCAGGAAGAAAGATTGAATTGCGTGCAGTCTCATTCTCATAGGAGAAACCAGGTTCAATCTCAGTTCCACCAAGACCAAGAACATCAGTTAAAGTTACAATACCAGTATTATCACGGTCAGCTTGCACCGTCAATGAACAGACTTTATCTGGCAAGTAACCCTCAGTCGGAACTGCATCATCAGTTGCCAGAATCAATGTCCATAAACTATACGATGTATCTGCTACTGCTAAGGTTAATTCAAATGTACGTCTCATTTCAATTCCTTTAAGAGTGGGAGGCTTGTTCACCTATCGAACAAACCTCCCCTTCTGAAACTAAACCATTTTACCCAAGCCCTGCGTATCCGCTGGCGGAATGACAGGACCAAATACAGTTATGTTGTTACGGTCATCAGCACACCACTTTGTGGTAGTGACAAAGCGATCACCTGAAGTTGCATTACAATCCTGAAGGATGATCTCACCTTGTGTTATAGCCGCAGCCAGCTTAAACACTCCAACCTGACCTACAGTATAGTTCACAGATGAGCTATGGAACAAGCACTGACGGAACCACAGCCACCTGTCAACTGAGGTTGCATCAACAAGTTTAACTAGTGGATGGTTAGTTGCATGTTCAATTTGACGATGAATGAAACAGCGATCAAAGAAATTTCGTGCACACGAACCATCAAAAAGAATCTCCGAATTGGCAGCTGTACCTGCTCCCATCGAATCAAGACCAATTGCACAATCACGGAAAACATTTTCATGTGCCGCATTCAAGTATAGTGAATATGCACCTGCAATATCTAACTCATTAGCAGCAATACCAGCAATGTGACAATTCTCGATGACATTACGACTGCCAGTCACTAGCATACAACCTGTTGGGTGAGCATCAGCAACATCTGTGATAAACTCGATGTTTTTGATAAGACATCCTTGTGCTGACAATGTAAATAAGTTAGAAGCTGTCACATATGTTGAGATAAATCCAACACGTGACCTATGCGAGACCAGCGGGCCGTTATTAGCCCCAACCAAGTGAACTAGATTCTTATTCCAATCTAGCGTCGCGGATTGAAGGTCAGAACATGCAGCTACTGAAGTGCCATCGGCATGCAGAATCACAACATCATTCTGATTTGCTGTCGCAGAAGCAAGGGCTTTGGCAAGTGTCTTGAATGCTTGGTCGGGACTCCCACCATTATGATTGGTGTCATCCCCATTAGTCGGACGAACATGCCAAACATCACCTGCAATAGCAGGAAAACGATTAGCTAAACCAGGCAGTATCTCAGATAGTGCCAGATAGTGTTCTACTCCATCAACGTCAATTCCAACAAAGGTTTTCATTTTTCATTCTCCTTTCAAATCATTAAAGTGCGTAGGGCACTTCCTCCCACATCAAGCTGACAATACCAGAAGATGCAATACCAACTCCTTGCACGGTAACACAAGTATTTGGTTGCAGACAGATTGCACCACCAATTTTATCTTTGATGTCAAACTGGGCTGCTGCTGCTGCTGTTGCAAAATAAGTCGAGCTGATAACTCGACCAATTGCAGGAACAGCAGGTAAGGTAGCTGCCGTGTAAGCCTTAATCTTGGAAGTCTTTGTGCCACCAAGCAGGCAACTACGAATAGTAGTTTCAGTAACAACAGCAGGTACAGCAGCAGTAAGGTCATTATTTACTGCTAGAACAAAAGCAGTGCTACCCACACCAGGAACAGTCGTGATTCCAACCTGAACATCTAATAGAATCACACGGACTCCACTAGCTGTAGGATTGTAAAGCGTGAGTGTTACAGCAGTTGCTGTCAATGCAGTACCAAGTACAGCACCTGCCTGCATAGATGCCATGAATGCTTGCTCACGAGTAACAGCATTATAGTGTTCTCCGTGAGCCGCATCGTTAGCGAGTAGTTGTCGAGTTAGACCCAACCCAACTGTCATATCAAGCCTCCGGTTCAGCCGCTGTAGTATCTGGAGATTCTCCAGGCGGCGTATCTGTTTGAGTCATTGTTTTTTGCATTAGACTCATCTGATGCATTCTCAAATGAGCCTTGAGATTTTCATAACTTTTGTTATCATTCTTACGTAGATCCAATCCCTCAGGTTGCACTAAGTACCCGATTAATGTGTCGATATGTGCTTCATCGTCATCTATCTCAGGTTCAATTTGAACAGAGGGTAGAATCATCTGTCCCTGCATTATAGGATCAGCTCCAATCATCTCACTAATTTCCATGATCTGTTTGGATCTCTGACCTTCACCAGGAATCTCAAGTTCGTCAAACGCTAGAGTATCTTGTATCACCTTAGCATTCCTAGGAGTATATAGTACTGAGTTTATATAATCATTATTGAGTTCAATGAACTTCTCAATCATATCTCGCTTCTGAATCAAACTAACAGGGAAGGAATCTGAGGATTCAGGTTCAACTCCACCTATTTTACCTTTAAGTTCCGAACGCCTAATCCACACATTCATGTAATTGTTACCGTCTCGTGTGACAAAGCGCTCATCCTCTACCATAATGTTTGTATACAAGTTAACTAAACTGTGCATTGTCCGTTGCCAGAAATCAACAACATACGTCCAAACAATGGTGAGTCTCTGAAGCGCCATCTGCCTAGATGCCGCATATTCAGAAAATGTCCTTGACTTACCTTCAGATGGTCCACCATAAATTGATGGGAACGATCCGGTAACAAACTGAGCATCCTGATCTAATGACTTCTGAAATGTCGGAGCATCCTTGCTTAGTGTCGCCCTAGTAGTAGAGTAGAATGAATTGCCGAGCGGTTGATTACCGCGCATGCTTGCTTTGTAGATATTGCCGGGTAAAGCGCTGAACTTTCCATACTGATCAAAGTTAAGAGCACTAGGATCAGCAAATTCTGTAGGGATACTATGTTCAATAGTATCCTCTGTCATATTGATGAGTTCATTACGGAGTTCTTGAACTGGTACAATCGGACGGCAACGAGCATCAGCATGAATGAATGTTGACAATCCACCAACACCAATATTCCAGCGATCCTTCAATCTTTCCTCTTCAATGATAGTAGGAATACGACTGTTCCCAATAAACTCAATATGGCAACCACGAGGGTAGTTTTTGAATAAAGTCTTACGATGGTCTTCAGGTGCCATCCAGTATCTATCCGGTGTCAACCAGAGTCGAATGACTGTTAACTTATCTTGAGCATCATCTCCTGTATATTCAAGATGTTCTGTCCTATCTGTATCTGCAACATGTTCAGCTTCAATTATACCTTCCAGTTCTTCATCAGGATCTAGAGCAGCTTTAACTTCGCTCTTATACTGATCCGTGTAGAGAATTAGATAGTTAACCTCTTCAGGTTTACGTACTAAGAAGGGAATCTTAACATGCAATGGACCAAAGACATCCATCTTTGCTCTTGACTTAGGTTCTTGTACTGTATCTATTTTAATTGGATTAGTCTTAGGTCTAGTACCTTGAATTATATTATCTGATCCGCAAGCAGTGCAGTAACCTTCAACTACATCCTCACTACCACAATCTCCACAAGTATTGAAAGGTTCTTCAACCTCTTCAGTTCCATATTTCGAGACTTCATTAGTGCCGTAATCTTCACTGGTATCTTTATATAGATAGGAGAAAACAATACCAGCTATGTAAATGTAGAATAGAGACTTAATAAAAACTAGTTTAGCATTATTGTGACGATACAAAAGATCTACAATCTTATTATATGTCTTAGCTGTCAAGACATCCATCTCAACATCTGCATCATCAGGTAAGAATCTAACTACTGGCAATTGAGCGGAAAGTGCTGCAATTATACTCTCCCCATGAGAAGTGAAGATATCAATGACATAATCATAGAACTCTTCGACATCATCATCTTCAAGTTCAGCTGCGATCCTGTCCTGCCAACCCGCATCTCCAGTTGAAATCCATGTCTCATCTCTATCAGACCAGAAGAGATGTTGAAAGCCATGCCAGAACATTTCATACTTCTGCCACTCTTTCACCTTAGCAGCACGTAACTCATGGTCCTCTTTCTCACACGCTTTGAGGATCTCAGTGAGTGCACCACTAAACTCTTCGTCTTTTAACAGATTAGTCATGTCTTTCTTTTCTTTGCAAGTGCCTTAGCAAACTTTCTACGTTTACTTGAAGGAGTCTTAGAGATAAACTCTTTTCCAACTTCAGGACTTGGACCTATACCTTTTAATGTCCCGTGTGCTGCTGCTTGCATTAGACCATATTGAGCTTTTGATTTAGCTGGCATTTTTTCTTCCTTATCTCATAATCAATATGCATACCTACAGCTTCATAAATAGCTGCCATAGCTTCTAACTTTGATTCGCCCTGTGAATAGATATTTAGTTGTGGACATACGCTCACCCAAACACCCGCATCATCATAGTATGCATTATAGCTAAGTCTCATCCTTCACCTCTGGAGGAATCTTCCTCATTCTCTTTTCATATTCAATCCTTCTTCTATGGAAAGGTGTCCTAGCATTACCTATAGACTCAGGCACAGAAGGAGGAACTATGACGGTATGATCTTGTACTATTCCCGCATTACCCAATAAAATATCAGTCAGTACTTTATTACGAGTCTCTAGACTAACGATCTGCTCTTGCAGGTTAGAGATATGCATCTTAAACCATTCTGTATTTTCGTCTTTGTGCATGGTGAAACTTCTTAACCCCCATACCAATCCTTTGATGTTCTGCATCAATGCGGTCCATTTGCATATAAAACGCAGTTTGATCCTGTCCAGGCTTAATAAGATCCATCGCACCTGCAATCTTACTCTGTCTTTCATTCTCTGCACCTCCCACATCTAGATAGTACTGACACGCTTTGAGAATATATCGTACTGTATCATAAGGATCATCCCCATTAAATTCAGCTACATCTTCAGGACTACCCTTCCTTGTCATGGTTGGGTCATTATAGACACAAAGTGGAATTGTCTCAATGAGTTTCACAGCAGTATCGAATACCTGCAATTTTGGTAAATTAACTGCGGTCTCCGGCTCATCAGTGAATTGATCCATGTAACGATGATAGGTAGCTTCACCATGAAACTCATAAATCTCCATGGCATGACCAACATCTGGCTCATGTCCATAGAAAGGATTGATTACAGGTTCCCATCTCAGAGCCTCTTGAACAAGATTCTTTCCTGAAATACGATCATTATCTGCACGTCTAGGATTCATTCCTGATAGATTAGAGAACTGCTCGGCGATGGTACATTCATCACCTCTATTCCCCCAAGCACTAGGATCGAGAACTACATCAACTAGATTCTCTCCTGCTGACAATGCCGCAAGTGTCTTTGCCCATGACGAGATTTTAGTTTTTATTGCTGTGTACTCACGATATATATAGATTCTCTTAGTTGCAGGATTAATTGCTGCCCACAATGCACACATCATCGCAGAGTATCCCCAATCAATAGCCAGTACTCGTGGCCACCACGGAGGAATATCAAATGGTTTAACTACATGACGTGCATTATCAGGTTCATCTCTGAATGGTTCAAGTCTCCAATCTTCAAAGACCTGACCAGAGAATGTCCACCAGTCACCCTCAGCTTTAGCTAGTCTCTCGGCTTCAGGTAACATTTGCAGACGTACAATGTAATCAGGATCAATATGTGGATTATCTAGAGCTTTAGCAGGAATAAAGATTCGCTTAATAACTCTAGGTTTGCCGCCAACCATAACTGTCTGTTGAATGATCTTATATCCACCTCTGGCTGGTTCAACAAATCTTTTTCGACAAAAACCATGTCCCACATTACCTGGGTTAGAGGCGGATCGGACTATTGCTGGCAGTCTTGGGTTTGAGGTACGACATCTAGAGAATGATAAATACGTGTATTGAAACTCTGTGAATGAGGTAAGTTCATCAAAGGCCATGTAATTATATTCAGTCGTATCATAACTTCTTGCATCCTTCTCATACTCAGCATACCCAAATTGCATCATGGTGTTATACATATCCCAAGTCCATCTCTTCTTGGAATCATTGTATCTAGCACCTGTTAATTTGAAGTATTCCTGAGATCGGGGAATGATCTCACGTTCTAGTTCTGGGAATGTACGACGAAATAGAATACCTTTGAATCCTGGTATCTTGTAGAACTCACGAATAATCGGGAGCATCATTAGACATTCTGATTTTCCTGGTCCGGCCGAACCTCCGAAGAAACCCTCAAAGATAGTATCTGGGATTGATATAAAATCCTCCTGTCTCTTCGTTGGTGTCCAGATCTTGTTATCAGCCATTAACCTTTTAACGATCCTCTTTCATCCCAACCACGCATCAGTGCACAGGCAAACCAAGCAGTCATAGTCCCCTCATCTTGTGCAATGGTTGGGTTTACTTTTATACAATCAATGAAGTGTTTTGCCCAGTCATTTGCTTTAAAGGACTGAAGAGCAATACTGTGATCCAATGATTTTCCTGTCGCTCGTGAAAATGGCATTGCTGCCATAACGGCCAATAAGTTTCTTCGATTAAATAGTGTTTTCATAATGCCTCCTAGACATCAATAATATCGTAACTCTTTTCATCTCTTTGAGTCGGAGAATAAATTACAAGTTGTACATTAGCAACTTGAGATCGAGGTGCTGTATTCGCTACAATGCGGCTCATGTCAGCAGATACTCTAGACAACTCTTTTAAAGATCCCTCTTCAAGTTTATCATTGGTCATCAGTCCTAATGACGTTATCAATCTGTCAAGTGCCAAGTTCTGCACCTTTTCAATTGCACTATCAACTCCATCTCTGACAATGGGGTTTTTAGAATCCATTGATTCTCTGACAACTGACTTGGAAATTCCTAATGCCTCTGAAGTTTCTGTCACAGAAGTTTGAATAGCAAGAGCGCCGGCTGCTATTTTTAATGAGGTTGGTACGCTTGTCCCTCGACCATTCCTCGCTGGTTTCATAAATTGCAGTTGCACTTTATTAACCAGATTGCGACTAGAATTCAGCCGACGCTCAAGATCATTTTCATTAATCCGCATACAAATTTCCCTATCTTAATTATAACATAATCAGAGATTAAGTGCAAGTGCCAAGCAAAAGTTTAACTCCTTTAAAATCAAGTATTTAGAAAATTTATGTTTGTAAGAAGCCGCGAACAAACTTATAAATCAAATAAATCGCACTTGCAATTTATTATAAATCAGAATGAAAATCTGATTTTTTTTCTGGGAGATTACGTTTGTATGAGCTTATACATATGACTCAATTTAGAGGGAGGTTAATATCCCCCTTCTTCGCGTGTCGGAGTCCCTTGGCGGAGGGGTGTGGGGGTGTGTATGTAATGGTGGGGAGGACAAGCAGATGCTTTGCAGTATAAAGTACTCTGTATTGCAAAGTGAACAGACAAAAATATGGACCAGGATCTCTCCTGGCCCTTGTATGATGCCGATCTATTAGGGTAGTCTAATCTCGTGCTGATCTTCTCCATCATCCTCCTGTTCATCCTGATCCGCCGAGCACCACTGGCATGGACCATCAAACAGTCGTCGGTCACACTCAGGGCAAAAGTCTGGTATCCCGAGATAACTTTCCATCACCTCAGCGAGTTCGGCCTGTCTCAATCGTAGTATGTCTCGTTCTCTTTTAGTCATTCGGCCCTCCTACCTATCAATGTCCAAGTACTTCTCTATCCTAGCTCGTCTGGCTTTAACCGTCTCATCTGTGAGCCGATCTATAATTTGCTCCAATCGTGTTGGGCGTCCCAAGAGACGCCGGAAAAGGTCAGTGAGAAAACGTTTCATTTCATCCTCTTCTCTAATCATACCACAAATATTAGAACTTTACAAGGGTGAGCGTTATGAAG